AAGTATCATCGCCAACGATGGCAGCGTTCAACATCTTGAATTCCTCGATGGCTGGACAAAAGACGTTTTCAAAACTTCCATGGAAATTGACCAGAGATGGATTGTACAGCATGCCGCTGATCGCCAATCCTATATTGATCAAGCGCAAAGCGTTAATCTCTTTTTCAGACCAGATTCAAACATCAAGTATATCCACGCGGTACACTTTATGGCATGGAAGGCCCAGCTCAAAACTTTATACTACTGCCGCAGCGAAAAGATTTCGAAAGCTGATAAAGTCTCTAAGAAAATAGAAAGACAAGTAATTGAAGAAATTGATCTTAAACAATTAGCACAAAGTGAAGAGGTATGCTTAGCTTGTGAGGGTTGAAATGAGTAAAATTATTTTATTAAAAGACGTGTATGAAATGAAAGAACAAAAGGAGAAAGAACTTTTGTTCTATAAAGAAAAATTAGTTGAACTTCAAGATAAATTATATTGGTTAGAAAGAGACTTATCACTAACTAAAAATATTATTAGATTGATAGAAGAAGAAAGGGTAACTAAAATAAATGAAACTACTTAAATTTTACGGAGAATGGTGCGGACCTTGCAAGACTCAGAATAGTATTATTAAGAATTTAGGTGACAGAGTAACAGTACCAATTGAAGAAATAGACATAGACGATAAATTTGATATGGTAAAAAGTTGGAAGGTAACATCAGTTCCAACTATGATTCTAATCAATGAGAATGGAGAAGTGAAAAGACATACCGGCGTATTAAAAGAAAAGGAATTCCTAAAATTTATATCTAACGAATGATGTATGTCATATACCATAATTATTGATGGAGGTTTAGGAAGAACAATTTGCTCTATACCTGCACTTGAAAAATTTATAAATAAAAATCCAGATACTAAGGTTATAAGTTATTGGCCAGCAGTTTATAATTGTAATAAAATTATACAACCGATTAGCTATGATTCAGAAACTAAAGGATTATTTGATTTAGTAAAAGATACTTATATTTTGAAACCTGAACCATACTATAATTCTAATTATATTAATGAAAAAATACACCTTATACAAGGATTTGATGAAGAACTTAATAAAGAATCAGAACTTAATATACCAAGATTGCAACTGACACATTTAGAATATATTAATGGTTTAAGTAGATTAAACAAGGCAAAAAAAACAGTGTGTTTGCAACCCTTTGGTAGCACTGCTAATCTTATTAATAATCAGATAGTTGATAATAGTATTCGTTCTTTATCAATAGAAAATACATCATTAATAATTAATATTTTAAAAAAACATAACTATGATATAGTTTTAATGGAGTATAGAAATGTCCCATCAATCGACTACAACAAAATAATTAGTTTTAATAACCTACATTATCGAGATTGGTTTTCAATTATAGCTAATTGTGACTATTTTATAGGAGTAGATAGTTCTGGACAACATATAGCCAGATCATTTAATATTCCGGGAACTATTTTTATGGGTGGTACTTCTAAAGTAAATGTTTCTTATGAGGATCATTTTAGAGTAGTATATAAAGAAGGTCCTAGACAATACATGCCTTATAGATTTTGTGAAAAAGATTATAGAGAAGCAGAAAGTTATAATTGGGATTTAATTCAATATTCAAACGACGAAATCACATTAGTTTGCGAACAAATAGTAGAAGATATACGAAAAGGGAAATAATGATAAAAAGAACAAAAAATAATTTACTAGAAGAAAGAACATATTATAAGCCCTTCAATTATCCATGGGCTTACGAAGCATGGTTAAAGCACGAACAAGCTCATTGGCTTCATACAGAAGTCCCTATGCTTGAAGATGTAAAAGATTGGAAGAATAAATTATCCGAAGACGAAAAGAAATTCTTAACACATATCTTTCGTTTCTTCACTCAAGGGGATATTGACGTTGCTGGTGGATATGTTAAGAACTATCTGCCCTATTTTCCTCAACCAGAGATTAGAATGATGCTTGCAGGTTTCGCTGCAAGAGAAGCATTGCATATTGCTGCATACTCACATCTAATTGAGTCGCTTGGAATGCCAGAAGCAACATACAATGAGTTTCTTGAGTATGCGGAGATGAGAGAGAAACATGATTATCTTTTGGATCTCAGCTCGAAGAATAGTACTAAACAATCTACAGCTGAGCACATCGCTGCATTTAGCGCGTTTACGGAAGGCATGCAGCTCTTTAGTAGTTTTATTATGTTGCTTAATTTTCCTCGTCATGGTGTAATGAAGGGCATGGGGCAGATTGTTACTTGGTCTATTGTTGATGAAACCATGCACGCTGAAAGTATGATCAAACTCTTCAGAACATATATAGAAGAGAATAGAGAAATCTGGAACGATGAACTTAAAGGAAAGATTTACACGATTGCTACCAAGATGGTGGAGCTTGAAGATAAGTTTATTGATCTGGCATTCGGCATGGTACGCGTGGCTGATCTGGACGCTAGTGACGTTAAATCTTATATCAGGTATATTACTGACCGTCGTCTTATTAGCCTGGGTCTTAAAGGAATCATGAAAGTCAAGAAGAATCCTTTGCCCTGGGTAGAAGAAATGATTAATGCTCCAACTCATACTAATTTCTTCGAGAACAGAGTAACAGATTATGCTAAAGGTTCTTTAACAGGTAATTGGGAAGATGTCTGGGCCAAGGCAGCTTAATGTGGGAAATACTATACCTACTCATAGCAACTCACATCACTATAGTATGTGTGACTTTATATTTGCACAGGGGGATGGCACACCGTGGTATACATTTCAACCCCCTATTAAGTCACTTTATGAGGTTGTGGTTGTGGCTGACTACGGGTATGGTTACAAAAGAGTGGGTAGCAATACATAGAAAACACCATAGATATGTTGATGGACCTTTGGATCCTCATTCTCCATATATTTACGGTATTCTCCGTGTATTGTTTGGGGGTGTTTTGTTATATACTGCTGCTACAAAAGATGAAAAAGTAATTGAGCAATATGGTGCTGGAACTCCAGACGATTGGTTAGAAAGAAATATTTATGCTAGATATTCTGTTGTTGGGGTTCTTTTACTTCTTATTCTTAATACCTTCTTGTTTCACGGCTGGGGTATTGTTATTTGGTTTATACAAATGGCATGGATACCGTTTTGGGCAGCCGGAGTTATTAACGGCATTGGTCATTGGTTCGGTTACAGGAATAATAACACTATGGATCGCTCTAGAAATATTATTCCATTTGGATTTCTCATCGGAGGAGAGGAGTTACACAATAACCACCACGATGATCCGGCAAGTCCTAAGCTAAGTCAAAAATGGTGGGAGTTTGATATTGGCTGGATGTGGTTAAAATTATTTACTTATATGGGATTAGCTAAATTAGTTAACAGATGATATGAAAACAACTTTTATAATTGATGGTGGACTTGGCAGGCAAATTACAGCAATACCGGCACTTGAGAAATATGTAAAAAATAATCCAGATACGATTATTATCTCTCATTTTTGGACTCCTATCGTATGGGGTAATCCTTTACTTACAGATAAAATTTTTGATGTAGGTAGTAAAGGATTATTTAATATGGTAAAAGATAGTAAAGTTATTAAACCAGAACCTTACTATAATACTAATTATGTTAATGGTAAAATTTCCTTAGCTGATGCTTTTAATGAGGAAATTAACGGTGATAATGAAAAGATGCCTCCTCCAAAACTACATCTAAGTAGATTGGAACTCGAAATCGGTAGAATGAAAACTAGAAATAAGGATGGAAAAGTTATTTGTTTTCAACCTTTTGGTAGTGGGGCAACTATATACCCACATCAAGTTACTGATGGTTCAGTGAGATCTTTTTATAAAGAACACACATTACATATAATTGAAAGACTTAAACAGGCAAATATTAATATTGCTTTATTTGATGATAGAGATATTCCTTTTATCAAACAAGAAGATGTATTAAGTCTACCCAAGGGTACAGTAAGAGATTGGGCAGCAATTATTGCTAATTGTGATTACTTTTTTGGTGTAGATAGTTCTGGCCAACATATTGCTCGGGCATTTAATATTCCGGGTACAGTTGTGGTTGGAGGTACTAATGCTACTAATGTATCATATCCTAATCATTTTACAATCATTGAACTAGATAATACTGTTGATAAAGCTTATATGTGTATGAGACTTTGTGATTTTGATTACAGAATTTCTGAAATACAAAATGGACATCTAATGGATTTTAGTAAAAAAGATATAGATGATACATGCGATTTGATAATTAGTGAGATAGAAAAATTATGAATATACACAGCGCGCACATGGCAACTGCTGAAAATTATGCTAAGTTGTCAAAAGCTAAAAGGTTACAAGTAGGTGCTATAGTTGTTAAGGATAACAGAGTAATTAGTATTGGTTATAATGGCACACCTGCAGGATGGGATAATGAATGCGAGAATGAAATTAAGGAAGATAGTTACTATATTATTGATCCTGGTGGTCCTGAATATCCTTGTTCAAGTATTCGCCTTGAAACAAAACCTGAGGTCATTCATGCTGAAGCTAATGCCATCGCTAAACTTGCTAGATCAAATGAGAGCGGGCTTGCTGCTGATATGTATACTACTCATGCACCTTGTTTCGAGTGTTCCAAACTTATACATATTGCAGGTATAAAGAAAGTATATTATAGACACCAATATAGAAATACTGAGGGTTTAGAATTTTTGCACAAATGTAATATTGAAACGGAAAAGATATGAGTAATAGAATAGTTGGCTTTACCGCATCTACCTTTGATCTATTTCATGCTGGTCATGTGGTCATGTTGGAAGAAGCAAAAAGAAATTGTGATTGGCTTATCGCTGCTATTCAATTTGATCCAACAGTAGATAGACCAAAGGTTAAAAATAAACCAGTACAATCTATAATTGAAAGACAAATACAAGTATCAGCATGTAGATTTGTTGATGAAATTATAGTATACACTAGTGAAAAGGAATTAGAAGATATTCTAATGACTTTGTCCATTGATGTTAGATTCCTCGGTGAAGAATATATGGACAAAGAATATACTGGTAAACAAATATGTATTGATAGAGGTATTAAAATACATTATAACAGACGAGATCATTATTTCAGTTCAACAGACTTGCGTAAACGAGTATTCGAAGCTGAGCTTAAAAGAAGGAACGAGGGATGGGGAGAAACAAACACTTCGAGTGTGTAGAGTGTGAGGCTGTATTTAAGATTAAATTTGACCTGGATGAAGATTATTACAAGGTAACTTTCTGTCCATTCTGCGGTTCAGAAATGGATGAAGATCAGCAGGATGACTACGTCGACGAAGATATGTCCTAAATGCGATACTGAGCACACTAAGCCGGGTAAATTTTGTTCTCGGAAGTGTGCTAATAGTAGACAATGGACTGACGAGCATAAGAAAAAGTTCTCGGTTGCTCAAGCCAATTATATGGCCAGTGAGAGAGCAGAGGATCATAAAGCTAAAAGAGCATTGCAGATGCAGTTGCTACATACTGCAGGGCTATTAAATAATGATCCTCTTGTAAGACAATCCATTGATCGTGATGAGGTACTTACTAATCCAGATGATTATTTCTTTGCTCCACCTGAAGCAGATGATGCAAGTAGTTTCGTTCAAGATGGGGACTATTGGGAAGAGATATAAATACTAATTTGAAACGATTGGTATTTGTATGTGGTTATATAAAGGTCAGCCCTTAGAAGATATTCCAGACAACGCTTATGGTTATGTGTATTTGATCACAAATAACTACACCGGCAGAAAATATATCGGTAAGAAGTTATTCTGGTTCAAGAAAACAAAAGTAGTAAAAGGTAAACGTAAACGTCTAAAGGTTGAGTCTGATTGGCGTACTTACTGGTCATCATCTGAGGAAGTACAACAAGAT